TAAACTTGAATCCTAGAGAATACCCATGCAACAAAGAGCAATGACTATGCGTTGCGTTAGGCTGTCTGAAAGTACACGAAAGTCCTCTCTCATGTCCATATGTTTTTGTAGATAAATGCATCACTCTTCACCCTTTAGTACGTTGATTAAACCGTCAGCAGAAAAATATTCTTCTGTTAGAAACTTATAATTCTTATCTATACTATGTAACATCAAACCATCATCATAGAATGTCATCATCTGTCGAATACGGGCAAGCAACTCTTCTCGGTGCTTTTCATATTGAGCAAAAGATGCTGTCCAATCAGATGGATATTTGAATTCGTGACTGTACATTTCGCTGTACGATAGAGCATCCGGCACTAACGGCATGCCGCCTGCACATAGAATTTCATAGCAACCTATACCTAGAGTCTCCTGTAAGTTTGCAGAGAACACCATCTTAGCTGAACCAAGCAACTTATGATACTCTGCTTTAGTGAGAGATTCATCTTGTGCTACAACCAGTGTGTACTCAGGTAAATGTTTCTGCATATCTCTGAATATTTCAGGCTGTTTCTCGACAGCTAATCGATGTGGGAATAGTATCACATCCTCTTTATCGATACCACGTGTGTCATGCGCAATCTCATGGATCAAATAATCCATAGGCCAGCCTGTTCGATACGTTCTATCAGTGCCAAAGCAGACATTGAACATACCCTTGTGATCATGCGATGCAAACCAATTGTAGTCGTATGCATGATAAAAACTTTTCTCGGCATGTTGCAACCATCGCTGATTACCATGCGCGCCGAGAAAATCATTAGGGTCATACGCACCTGCATGCCAAAGACCGTGAGTTTCTACAGGTACACCTAGCAACTGTGACATGTATTTTAAGTTGATGATACCTGGATGCCACGCATCAGCGAACACGAACTTGTCGCCTGGTTGGACTTTGTTTGCATGAAACAACTCAGCAATTTTCCTAACTTGCTCAGACTTGTAGATGTTCGTACCAGAGAAATTTAGAAATGCACCAGGTGTTGCGCACTCAGCAATGTTATTAGGACCGTCAATGACAGTCACAGCCGCACCCGCATTTCTAATAGCCTCAGGGAAATGTACTTTCCACTGTGCTGTGTAGCGAGTCTCTACATATTCTAGATCAACTAAATAGATCATTCTGTACAATACCCCCATTCTCATCATCTTCGTAAACTTCAACCTTGCAAGCTCTGTCAGGGTAATATGCTTCCATGTAATCAAGCAGACTATCTGCAAGCATTTCACATGATTGATTGTTTAACTGCAAAGTCCCGCCATCATATAACGCTTCAAGTTCACGCTTCAATAGTATGAATTCAACATCTCTGTCATCATGAAACACTCCAAGAGTCACATAGAAGTGAAACATATGCCGATGTGGGTATTGCAAAAATTCTACACCAGGTAGATTTGCAGCGGCAGGGTATTTGTGAATACCTTCTTTCTGAAAACTAACCTGAATAAAACTTTTTCTCATAAAAACAAATCCTCTAATGACGGCGGTGCGTCTGTTCGTACAGGGGTAGATTTCATACTACCTCCCAGATACTGGTCAGATTCCCATTTACGGAAATCGTCAACAGATTTGATATTATACAAGTTTCTGAATTGATGTTCAAGCCGCATCTTGACCGAATACTTCAATAAAGCATCTTTGTCAGTCAGCATGGTTTGCATAGTTCGCATGAAGTTTCGAGTACTACCTGCAACAACCATAGTCCTAACACGCATCCACATATACAGATCGCCGCCTAGTTTCTTATAGTCACCTACGCCGTTGTTTAGCACATTGTAGAAGTCTTCAATAGTAGTACCTACATCCATAACTGTATTGAGATCGTTGTAAATTAATTCATAGTTAGGACCCCATGCTCTACCTATGGACATAGTTCTGCCATTGATAAAGTACAATCCATTCTCTGCTGCTCTTGCATGCGAGGTACTATCATATGAAATTTCAACGTGATCATACAGCCCATTCTGACAAAAGATTAGATAAGGAATCATGCGTCGAACACTGCCGACTCCTAGAACGTGAAGATGTAATTTGCCTTCTGCATTTCTAAAAGGAAGCTGACTAGCAATAAATGCACGTTTCACATCTTCAAGTGGTCCTGTTCCGAGTGCAGCCGCACCCATAGCAACGCCTCCAATGTAGCCGTGTCCGCTCTGTGGGACCTCAGATAGCATCCTATCAAACCAAGTCATGTATGTGTCATAGCAATTTCCTTGTAAAATTGCAAATGATTTACAGGAGCTTGATTTCTCATCAAATATCTCTACTTGCTTTCTGATATTATTGCCTGTTTTTCTAGCAAGTGCCTCGTAGTTTTCAAAGTCAAAGTATCTACCTGAAACATCGTTTCTATCTGACTTGCCACTTGGCATGATGATAGGTATCTCATCAAAGCACATACCAACATCAGCAAATTCCGCTTGATTGTGATATACCTTTTCTTTCAACTCTTCAGTGATAGTCTTACCTTGTGTGACTATCTGCAATCCACCAGAGTCTGCGTGAATGTTTTTGATATGATCTCTGTAAGGTTCAAATCGTCCTCCATAGTCTGCTTCTTGATATGCATTATACAAGATAGAATAATTGTGACTATAATGATTGTTGACAAAATTATCAAAGATTTGATTTATCACGCCAGCAGTATCAGGATCATTAGCCGCAAGAGGGTTTGCGATCCGCATATAGCTTGTCCCTGATACTACATACTCTAGCTTATGCATTCATGAAGTCCGGGGTAGCTCTGTTAGTCCACTTAGAGAAATGTGCCTTGTATTGTCGATAATATTTTTGATATGCCAACACAGCATCATCACCCTTGACATCATCAGGCATTGCTTGCGGCAATACAGTAAGATTGCCTTCAGGGATATTCTTAGGTGAGTCAGCAACAAGTGCGTGTAGTTTTGTATAGGAACCATGCTCTTTGCCATAGCGAAAGGTATACTCGTTGCATGTTTCAATCCAGAGTGTGTGCAACCATCGATAGTTCGCAGACGTTTCGCGTGTCCATATGTTAGAAGGATGGTTGATATGACTAGCTTTGTACAGCGTAGACTCCATTACATCATCAGACATGCGCCAACGCTTGATGCGTCGATTGTTTGCAGTTTTATCGATATACATTTCACCGTCAAGTACACGGTGAGCAGTAGAAAGTAACTGAGCATATTCTGTAGCCATCTTCACAACATGCTTGTCGTTTTGTAGCATTGCGGCAACAGCAGGATCTTCGTTTAGTTTGAATACATTCATAGACCTAACACCTTTTTGATTTCATTACTCTGCTCAATCTTACCTAGATAGTAAGCATCAATAATAATATTATAGATGGTTTCTCTGTCCATGTCAAGCAATTTATGATCTTCTTTTTGACCAAGTCCGTCACGAAGACTCACAACCAAATCGCCTTGGTAGGTCATCTTGATGTCTGTTACATCACGAAGGATTTTAGGCTTCTTCATACTAACTCCTGAGTATAGTCAATAAGGTTCGCGTTTGACTCATTGCATCGTCAAGTGCATTATGATGAGTGTCAGCCTCTGCCTTTCGTATCTTAACATTACTAACGCCTACTAGATTCAACACTGTCCTGTAGCACTGCACTTTCCATGCTGACCATGGGATAGTCCTATCAGTGTTCCAGTATGCTGATTCTAATATCGATATGTCAAACGCGGCACCGTTGCCCCAGATGACAGTATTCTTTCGGTCAGTCCCATACCATTCAGCAAACATATCCAATGCATCACCAATTGGTTTAGGATCAACAGTCAATGCTTTCCTAGCATCCGGTGACTGCCTTGACCACCACTCAACCGTTTCTTTGGATACATGCAACCCAACATCTTTACATGATTGACCATCAACATTAACATAGAATGTATCAAGTACCCCATCTTCGACATTAAAAGCCACTGCACCGATAGAAAGAATTGCCGCATAAGGTCTGACGCTAAGAGTTTCGATGTCTACCATTATATGTTTCATGATCTAGGTGCAAACTCCTGTTGTAATTTGATGTTGTCGAAAAATTCTTTCTTTAGGTCTGGCTTTTTAAAGCCCCCTCTTAATACAGTTGTCTGTGTTAAGGAACTGTGTGCTTTAATACCTCTGTTCTCGCAACAACCATGCGTTGCTTGCACATACACCCCTACATGCTCTGCGCCTGAGTGTTCTTGTATCTCATTAGCGATCATAACATTGAGTTCTTCTTGTAATGTACCACGCATAGCACACCACTGTGCGATCCGCGTGTACTTACTTAGACCTAAGAGCTTGTCACCCGCAATGATTCCTATGTATGCAACGCCTGAGACTGGCTGATGATGATGCGAACAAATACTTTTCAATTCACTTCTGACAACCAGCATACCCTCATAACCGTCTTCTACATAATTGGGAAAACTGTTGGGGTCTGGCATTGGATAATATCTGCCACTCATGATTTCATGCACATACATTTTAGCCATTCGCCTTGCTGTACCAATGCTATTAGGATCTTCTTCCGTGTCAATTATCAGAGATTGCAACACGCTTTCAAATTTATCTGAGACTTCATCGACTAGCAAGTCAAGTTCATCATCTTCAATAAATCCTGAGATGTTATCTGCCGCATAGTATCGAGAACCAGAACGTTCAATTCGATCTCTAATTGTTTGGCTTATGCTCATTTGTTCTTTCCTTCACATCATCTAGTATTGAATATGCAATTTTTCTATGTCCTTCTGCATTAGGATGCTGACATAGTTCCATATCATCTTCACATAATTCTTTCAAAGTGCCTGGTATAAAATTATCCCACTGTTCCATCTGAATTAACATGTGTTCAACAAATCCTGCATACATTATAGATGGAACTGAATTCTTTGTCAAGTAGTTTTCTGCCGATCTGATAGAAATTTCTGACATGTAATAGCAGATATCTAGTTCTCTTGGTTTGCGTACCCTAAGATTCGCTTTCTTGAATCTCAAACGTTCTGGGTCCCAGTCCCAATCTCTAGTATGTCCACTCCATGTTACAAGTGCAAATTGATCTTCTGTGAAATCGTGTGCTAATATCTGACTAGCGATTGCAGGATTTGAGTTTCCATCTATACCGTAATTTATTAGATCAAATCCCAACTCATTGGCGACATGCTCGACGAACGGTGTGACATAGTAACGATTGTTCGGGTCTGGTTTATTTAGACCTGAAGTGTAGCTGTCACCAAATGCTACTATTGTTCCCATGGGAAAACTACCCAGTCATCAGCCTCAAAATACTCTGCTCTATATTTTGCCATACTATCGCCTGTCTTGTCTATTAGAACGGCAAAATCGGTGTTCTTAAATACTTCAGATAATCCTCTTATTGTATCACCTGTGTCACAGATGTCATCTACAATCAAAGCCTTTTGGTAACTTTGCTGTGAGATGATGTGCATTGAGCCGTTACCATCTCTTAATTGGTATTGAACAGTAGCCATTGGTACGCCTAGCAAGTGCGACAGTTGAACAGCAGGAACTAAACCGCCTCTTGTGACACCTATGATGATGTCGTAATTTTGATCTTGTACGCGGCGATATAGTTTATTGATCATCGCATCATACTGTTCCCATGTTATATGCATTATGTACCTATCGCGTTGCCGAAAACGTAGCTATGATTTCTCGTAGCTACTTTATAACCACGACACATCGCTTCCATGCAGATGTCAGCAACTTCTTCTTGCTCTTCTTTTGTCGCACCTGCAGGCATTATCCAAACTTCTGGGTGCGGAATCTCGTTTGAATCAGCCAGAGCATTTGTTTCTCTACACCAGTAATCAATCTCGTTCCAAGAATTCTCTGTGCCGTTACACACAAATTTTATGATGCCTGTGCTTCGTGTTGCCTGTAAGTAATCGACGTAGATATCTGGCATAATTTTGTCTTTCTCGCCAGCAGTGAACAGCGTCTTAGGACTAATAGCCCAATGCCAACGTATTCCCATATCAGCAAGATATACGTTGATGAAATCTCGCAGTTCAGGATTCAATGGTTTTGTACCGTTTGTTTCTACGGTGATTATTTTAGGTGGGTTGCCGCGAATCAGAAACTCATTGACAATTGCCTTCATTTGTTTCTGTCGCAACATGGGTTCGCCACCTGTAAAAGCAAGCATATTTTCTTGACCAGTTACAGGATGCGTAAATTTGTTGAAAGGTAAACTTAATTCTATTCTGTCACAAACTTCTTCAACATCACAGTCTTGCGCCAAATGCTTATACTTCTTTGACCATGAGTAGGAGCTGTCACATCCATACTGCCATACAGGAAGATCTTCAACCTTTTTCACATTGATCAGGTCATAGTCTTTGTATGGCAATATCCATGTGCTTTCATCTTCAGGATTCTTTTGACCGAAGCCATTGCATTCTAAGTTGCAACCAAAGAATCGAAGCCATGCAGTAGGTGTGCCAGCTAGTTCTGCTTCACCTTGGAAGCTATAAAAAATCTCGGAGTATCTAATATTCATACGCGCATTATACAAGTATTCAAATGTTATGTCAAGAACTAATCAGCCAAATCTTTAAGTTGTTCGACCTTTTCTTTCGCTAACTTGAGTGCTTCAGCATCATCAAAGTATTTCGGTCTACGCTTAGCCAGCTTCTGATCCTTGTGTTTTTCATTTAGCATTGCAGCATCATCAGCTTGCTTGCGAATGAAATCCAGATATTCGGTGTTGCCCGATCCTTCTTCATCTGCAATCAGCCCTTCTATGTCAACACTCTTGATATATTTTTGCTTGATGTCTAGCTGTTTCTTTTCTTTCTGAATTCTACGCAGAAAAGCATAGTAGGTAATTTGCGTGAAATATGCAAACGGGTTCTTAGATTTTTCAGGATTGAAGTTGTCAATATAGGTGATGCAGTTTTCAATGCCATCCAGAATCATTTCATCTCGAAAGGTATAATTGACAAAATTGGATTTGTATGCCAAATGGTTTGCAATCTTGACCATGCATTCACCAAGATAATGGGTGACGCGAGGCTTCGGTTCGTCTGCTTCTTTTGCTGCCAACACCTTTTCTCGATACTCAGAAATTTGTTTTAGAAATTCCTTGTTATCGATATAGTGAGCAGTCTTTGTTTTTGTCTTCACTTTAGGTCTCCATAATAAAAATAAAAAATAACGCTTGACAACGTATTTAGTTTGCTGTATACTTCGCTATGTTGCGATTGAAAGGAATAATATCAATGTATCTTTGTTACACTATCAGATGGGATAAGATTTGGTAGCTCATCTTCTAGCTCTCCCTCGTCATCTCCTCCCAAGTAAAAATGTTCAACTGTTGCCATATATTCTGACGCATACTCTGTTTTTAGTTCAGTAATATAAAGTATTACACTACTATTTATAGTGATTGAATCCGCGCTTGAGAGAGTTTGCCAAGGCTTCAAGTTAAATCTCTCACGCATGTCCTTCCCTGCTTCTTTGTATAATGTGATAACTTCAACAGGAAAAGTGAGATTGATAGTATCATTCAAATTTTGTGTATACGCATTATCAATCATAGCAATAACTATATCACCTGTTATCAGTTTAAAAATTCTTATTGTATCACTCATGCAAAAAGAGACTCCAATGTGTTAACTACATAATCTTTTGTGTATGGTCTTGTTATTCTCTTATCAAGATATATACCATATCGTCTTCCTACATATTTATACCACTGCCCGCGACTAGCAGGTAAGCCATAGATTCTACTAAAGATCTTATCACCTTTATCCATCTCTGCTTTACGAGTGTTTTGTGCTCCAGCGTGTGTACTAGGAGAGGTAAACTCTTTCAACATAATGTTTCTTAGAATGTAAGTGCCATAACCATTCATCGCACATTCAAGTGCAAAGAAATCATCTTCACCTACTACTAATTGTCCATCTACATAATCAAACTCTTCGTTGAACATAACCTTGGCATCATTTTTTCTTAGAAAGAACATCGTACCTTTCATAGAGCCAAACTTTCTATCAAAGCACAACTCATCGTCCCATTTAACATTGAGATAATTTTTATCAAGATTGCTGTACTTGTCTTTGAATGCGCCGTCTCCCGGTCTACCGTCCCAGTGAGGGAAGAACAGATCAACACCCTCAAAATTCTCTGGGTATTCTGTGAGTACGTCACATATGTTGATACCTGTGTGTGAGAATTCTGCGTGTTCTTTTAGTATAGCATCGTTGTCCATAAACAACGCCCACTCATGTGTGCTATCTGCATAGAAAGCCTCAAGCAATACGTTTCTCGCTTTCCCAGGCGGTACCAAAGCATGCGGTAAATACTGAACGCCAGGTATATACTCATCTGCGTAATAGTCTTGTGCTAAAACTTTAATTTCCATATTAGGACAAGTCTTTCGCCAGAATTCAATTTGCTGTTTGTGATTTTCTACCCGGATGCTTCTCGCTTCTGGTTCATCCTTACTGCCAAAGTAAGATATGATGTATGCTTTCACGTTCATTTCTTTTCCCCATAAACATCAAGATTTACTATCTTGTAGTCAAAACTTTCTTCGTTGTACAGCTTGATTCGTTCAATCATGTGGTTCAGTGTGTAGTTCTTCTTAGACTTCCAAGACAGATCATCGCCAACATCATATAGGTTGCATGTAGTTTTGTCGTCACCTTTCCTAAGCCCTCTACCAATAGACTGTAAGTTTCTTATTCGGGACTTGCTAGGTGATGCGAAGATAACATTGTGCAGGTTTCTTATGTTGATACCTGTAGAGAATGTACCATATGATGCAACAATTATAGCATCATTTGCTTTCTCTGTCAATGCTCTAATCTGCTCACGCTGATCAGTATCAGTGCCGCCGTATACGAAATACACGGGGCGACCATCAGATACTTTGCGTCTAATCATATCGTACAATATTGCGCCATGCTTTTCAACATACTGAAATAGTACGAGAGAGTTCCCTTTTTGTGTAGTTGCTAGATTTCTGAGAATCACATTTCTCTTGTCATTAGATACGAGATAATCCATCTCTTCTTGATATGACATTCCCTTGACTTTTTTCCTTTCTTCGTCAGGGTATTGTAGGACGATGCAGTTCACTTTTAATTTAGCGATGCTACCTTCGTCCATGAGTTTTTTTGTGGTAGTGACATTTATCACTGGTCCGAAGCAGCCTTCTAATACCAGTTTATGTGTCTTTGTTCCGTCAAGCGTACCAGTAGCACCGAAGCGATAAGGCGCATTCTCACATTTATTCATAATGCTAGTTAGTGATTTTGCTTTAAATAAATGCGCCTCGTCTCCATATACAACATCAAATTTCTCAAACCATTTCTTTGGAAACTTGTATACAGATTGCCACGTTGTTACTGTGATTGGAAATTCATTTGATTTTTCTTTACCACCGTATATACGATGGACATTTTCAGATGCTTGCCAATCTGTTTCTGATGCATAGTCTTGAAAGTCCCCGTACATTTGCTCCACTAATGAAGTGGTCGGGACAACCAAGAGTTGCTTTTTTCCTAGGCGCTGATAATAACGAACCAGGGTAAAAAGAATGAGAGACTTACCACTGCTAGTGGGGCTAAGTAAGAGTTGGCGTCCTGAGCGAATTGCAGTAGACGCGGCTTCAATTTGATAATCACGGGCTTCAATTGGTTTGCCATTAGTGTGTAGATTTAACTCCTTTGTAAAGTTTTCGATATATGAATTTGATACCGGGTCGCCGATAACGTCGATATTTATACTTATGGTGTATTCTAGCTGCTTTGCGAATCCTTCTAGATATGATAGCAAGCCTACTGGTAATTCTTTCGCATAGATGTTAAACAGTCTAGCTTTGCCGTCCCACATGCGTGACTTGTACGCTGGCATAAATCGTGCGCCTGGTACTTCAAAAGTAAAGAAGTCATTGATCTCTTGTAGAGTGCTAACATCGCAGTCTACAATCAAATATACTTCATTCTTTTTAGTCACTGTTATCATTACAAAAGTCCGTTAGTGAATTTAGTCCACTCTATACTGTTTTTGATGTCCCACGTTCTACTATTTAGATTGCGTAAAACTCGCTCTAAAAAATCACCGACAGTTGCAATGTACTCAACCTTGTTTGTTTGTTCAATCACATCATCATCTGAATCGAGCATTTCATTCATATCAGATTTTAGCGGCTTGGGTCCTAGCCATTGGTCCCATCCTAGTGCAACGAGTTCTTCTCTAGACAGTTCACCGCGAAAGTACGATGTCTTTACCTTGCGCAATTTGTATAGAGCAGCCTGTGATCTGCGCAAATGCAAACGCACATCTGACATGTGATTTAGGTATTTTGAGTGTAGCTCAGGCGTGCGTGTAGACTCTTTGCCAAGTGATAGTTCATCAATCTTACAGTCTACAGCCCAAGAGTCTTGGAGTTCTTTCAATGTTATCATAATAATCTCGAGGTCTTATTTATACATATTATACCGCATTACGGTATAGAAGTCAAGTACTATTTGACCGATTCTACTGTAAACAGTCGATATCTGAATGCTGCGACACCAACAAAGTAGTTTTGATCACCAGAGCTAATGTCGAAATCTAGACCTTCCAAGCTAATCGGGAAGCAGTCTACAAAAGAAATACGATTTGAAGGATTATTATTACTATCAAGAACGAAAAGATCAGCATCACTGAACTGACCAAGGTCTTTAGCTCTTTGATTTTGATTCGGAAATCGGTATCGTTGTCCATCTATATACTTTGTAAATTGTTTATGGTCTTCAGGAGAACCCAAGCCTATCATCCAGTCGTACAATTCTTTGTAATTAGCCATATCTTCTTGTACGAGGAATCTAATAACTAGCTCACCGAATCTCAGCTTGTCACCGGGAAACGCAAGAGTTGATAGTGGAGTCTCTACTTCAGGAGAACCAATAGACATCTGTGGCAAGTTAGCTGCCTGACAAAAGAAGGATACATTTGGAATGTTGTGTATCTGAAACTTGAACCCAGTAGGTCTAAGAAAATCTAATTCATCTGGATTCGATGCGCCGGTATATCCTGCTTCTGCTACATTTGTTATTGGATTGTATGCCATGATAGCTCCTAGTTACTGTATTATTTATAAGGCAAAAAAAAGCGCACCGAAGTGCGCTCTTAAAATTGTCCTAAGGAAAATTAATTGTCCTTTACGGATTCTTTTTCTTACATCAAATTGGTTACCTTAACGGCTCGGTAATATTGATTACGATCAGCAGTGAACGTATCAGCATCAGTTGTGCCATTGGCTTGTGTTACGAACGGGTTAGCGATCATACCGTAGCGAGTCTTGAAGCCGATCTTTGGCTGGAATGTCGCTGGGTCGATTGCACGAACCATCTGTAAAGGAACATATGGGCAGTAGAAAATACCTGCGTCATAAGCACTAGAACCTTTGTATCCTGCAACGTAGAACTGACTAGCAGCGCCTGTGTTAGCGGAATAAGGATCGATGAATACTTTGTAACGACCGTTCAATGTACCAGCAAATGTGTTGCCAGTGTCATCAACGTTTAAGTCTGTAGACAAAGCAGGAGTATAGTCAAGAACGCCTGACATAGCTAAAGCACTTGCAACGTCTGCTGAACAGATGATGAAGTTACCTTTTCCACGCCTTGTGTCTTGTGCGATTACGTTTGCATCACGCTCGATGTTGAACAACAAGCCTTTGAAACGCTCTACAGACCAACGACCGTTAGAGTCAACGTCCAAGTCGAAAGTACCAGGAGTTGCAGTAGATGCAGCACCAGGCTTAGCGACTTTGTAGATTGTGCGAATTACTTCGCGGTTAATTTCAGCAAGAATTTCTTGAGACAAGATGTTGCTCAACTCGCCTTCTGCGTCAAGACCGTGTACTGCTTTCAAGTCTTGTGCAAGTTCTACTGTGTACTCAGCTTTCAACGCGCGGGTCTTAGCAGTAACAGTTGTCTTTTCGATGCTGAATGCCATCTCATTAAGAGTAACACTGTCACCGAAGTCCTCGCCAGTTGCTGTTGCAACGCCAGTACCTGTTGTGTAAGCACCATCTACTGGGTTAGAACCGTCATGAGCACCAGCGCCAGAGAAGTCAGTATCGGCTTCGTTGAACAGTGCTTCAGCGCCGGCCTGTGTGCCGTAGTGTGACTTCATAGCAAAGATAAGACCAGTAGGTCCAGTCATTGGCTGAACGCCAGCGACATCATATGCCATAAGGTTAGGAAGTGCGCGTCTTACCAATGAGATAAGAATCGGATCGTAGTTGTCGATTCCGCCACCAGTTACGCTGTTGCTAGGTGCTGCTTCTGAAAACAGAGCTTGCTTTTCTTCACGAAGAGCTTTCTCTTGGTTTTCCAGAATAACAGTAGTAACGGCGCGCTTGTGCGGGTCTTTAATGGCAGGCAAGTCAGCGTGTTCGAGGACAGGACTCCATTTCTGTTGTAATTGCTCTGAAAGATACATTTAAGTTTCTCCTTACTTGGTTGTGTATATAATATTATTACTATTTATAAAAAATTACTTTTTGACTGCTTTGCTAATAGACTGCGTGTATATAGCCATTGCATTGTTTTCGGTAATGAATTCTTCTTCTAC